TTTCGACAAGTCCTCTATCGTAGTTTACTCTCCCGACTCTTTCTTGTCTAAGACTTAGTGTACCACCCACTTCCTTGTATGCGTTCAGATAACCCCAACCAGTCTCTTCATCATAATCTGCTGGGTTTACCGAATTTCTCAATTCTAAGTTGGTATATGGTTGGTTTGTGTCTGTGTCTATAATTGTGCTTTGTGTTGCAGTTGTTTCAACTGTAAATGAAGAGTTTTTCAGAATAGGATTCTTTACTGAAATTAGTCTTGCATTGTTTGATGGGTTCTTTATCATCTCTAATTTTGTAGAAACTGAGGAAGGATCTAGATTAAGACTTGAATCAACAGATGCAACACCAGAAATTAAATCAGATAATATAAACTTCTTGTTGAAAGCCTTTCTTGTCGGATATGTTTCGTTGAGATAACCGTAGATCATAGATCTCAGTTGTTCGCCAGTCATATTTGTCTGCGAATCATCGTAGGTTACAGACATTCCAATTCTGAGTGTTGATGCAACTGGACCAACGTATTCTGGGAGAATTGTTATTGTCAGTTTTCTTCTAAGGGAATCCAGAGCAGACTGAACTTCTGTCAAATCTGGTTCAAGAATGTCTGTGTTTTCGTCGGAGTTTATGATAGAAACAAACACTCTTCCATAGTATGGAGGATCGTTTTCTTCCCCACCCCACACAACAAACTTAAAGTCAGAGTTCTCTATGTTTTCACCGAGTGATGTGTTACCAAGAACAGCAACTGCATCCTGCTTCGTAACTGCTCTGTCTTGTGCAGCGAAGAACTTTGGAGCAAAGAACTTAATCGCTTCAATGTTTGGATCGACTGCACCACCAGAACTTAATGCCTTAGTTTCAATAATCGCATTATTGTTAACTTCGGTTGAACTAAAATCGCTCTTGAAATTACCAACAGCATTTCCTCTTTCACCGGAACTTGTAACATAACTCAGTCTTACTTCAGATCCCTCTGGAATCTGAGCACCTGCTTGACGATCAACGTCACTGACGTAGTTACCACCAAACACAACAAAGAACCCTGCATCTGTTCTTTCCAAGAAATAAACTCTAGAGGATTCTGTAACATCTTGATTGATACTGGTAGAAGCGACCCATTCCACGAAGTCATCATCAGATGGAGTCTTTACTTCAACTAGAAGTGAACGAATGTCTATTGTAACATCAGAGATGAAAATCTTTGTCCTGTCTGCATTCAGTGTGCCTGCAATATTCTTGAATACTCTACCACCTTGATAAACATCAATGAGAACTTCACCGTTTTCATCTGTATCATATGGCTGGAAAGTATAGAAGTTGTAGGATCCACCCGCTTCATCTTGTCCCACGAACTTGTGGTATCGTGGAATAGTCTTTCCTACACCACCTGCTCGAACTAAAACTGGACTCTTCGCAGATCTAGAGCCTGGAACTGTGTATCCAAGTGGCTTTGAAAGAGAGATGAGACTTGATACTTTCTGAGCAGTATCGAAGAACATCTCATTTGCGATCATGTTTGAATAGAAAGCATAGTAAAGTGTGTTGTAAGAAAGAATATCAATCAGTGTCGAAAGAGCAGAACCTTCAAAGTCATAATCACTAAAGACATCTTGAGATCTCAAGTATGTCTTGATACTTTCTTTAATGTCGTCGAATTCTAAGTTACCGATTTGAATTTGCGGGTTTGCCATTACCTAACCTTTTTGATTTGTAAGTTTACTACCTGAGATATCGGTTCGTCCGTTATTGTGTTTATTGTATATCTAAGTTCTATATCAAGAAAGAAAGGATTGCTGGTGTTGATTGTCATTTCTTCAAAAGTAACCCTATCTTCATAAACTTCTAGTTGCTTTTGAGTTCTGAATGCTATATCAGACGCTAAATTAGGTCCAACATTCTCGAACAGTAAATTATAGATCCCAACACCAAAATTAGGTTGAAATGCTCTTTCGCCAGGAGATGTAAGCACTATATTCAGAACTGACTGTTGAATGGCATTGATGTCTCTTGCAATAGAGACATCTTTGGTATACCTGTTCTTTGACAAATCAACATTGACATCCGTATATCGTGATTTTATTTCCATGCCTTATATATCTTAGTATTCCTATACTTCTGAATAATCTTCTAAATCAACATAAGACGAATCTCTTGTCAGAGTTACTTGCATCACATGAGTCTGGGGATCAATGAAGTGAGAAACCGAATCCACCAACCATTTACCACTAGCAGATTTGTTCTTCTCATTTCCTTCTAAATCAACATCTTTGATCTTTATCCTAATTATAGAGCCTGGTTTTAGACTGAAATCACCCGCTATTGTCATCTGTGCTTTTTGTGCATTGATGAGCGTCATCTGAGCATTTCTCAGAAGAATAGTATCTTTCGGGGTGTCCCAGAAGGTAGAATATGTGGAAGTATATTCTTTCCATTTAGGATATTCTTTTCCTATACAGGGACAATTACAACTTGCTGGATTGTCTGGATCATCCCATATACAGCCAAGGTATTCTTCCCCAAGATTAGATTCTATTGCATCGCATAGTTTTGACTGTTGGAGAAGATCTTCCAATTGTTGATCTGTTGGTTCTTCAGCAGGCTCTAATCCCTGAACAAACTCCAGTGCTTCCTGATAGGAAGGAAACTGGTTTAGTTTTTCCAGATTACTGTCAAGAACGATATAGACTTCATCAGCACTGTTTACATCCCCATAAAGTTCATTTGATGCTGCCTTTGCTAGATCGAATAGATATGATGGTCCTGTCCACAGTAATCCGAGTCCATAACTATAGTCTTCCAAATATGCAGCAAGATCATACAATTCTCTGGTGCTGTATATAAATGCATTTCTAGGCTGTAATTCTTTACACGGACAATTGCAGTGAGGATCATTTGGAGGACATGTGCTATTGTCAACAGGTCCATCTGGGTTAGAACACTTGTAATACCTCTTCTCTTCTTGAGTAATTGGTATTTCGTTCTTTTCCCAAGTCTCCTTGTGGTTCTTTGTGAGTTCTAGTAATTGGTGTGGATCAAGCATTGAAACCTCCAGAATCTAATGGTGGCAGTTCGTCACTTGGTGGTAACTTAATGCCACACTTACTGGCAGGAAGTTCACCTGCTTCTGGGTTATCGAACCCACACGAAATACCCATATGCTCTCCTCTGAATAGATGGTTCACTGGCTGCTCCGCTTCAAAGAAGTAGATGTATTCCTTTTCATCAAATTCATTTGGTTCAATATAATCTAAGTCATTCTTAGCAATTCTATACAGTCTCACTATGGTTCCCTTGAGGTTTGGATGAGGACTCTGGGGATCAAAGGATCCGTCTGGTTCCATCTCGAAGCCACCTGAGTTGATTTCCTCGAATCGAACACAATCAAAGGTAGAACCACCAGTCACACTTGGAAGACTTCCTGCTGCACCGATAACAGAGTCATACTTATAGCGATCGAATTGTCTGTAGTAATCGAATGTCAGTCCACCGAAACCTTCGAAACAGCACTCTTCTGGTTCTGGATCTGGACAAACGACTTCCGCTGTACATTCTGAACATGGATCGTATAGAGGATCATTGTTCTCGTTGAATATAACGGTTCCTCCATTACTCTCACAATTTGCAACAAATTGTTCCTGACCACTATAATCATAGTCTCCATCTTCAGTTGGAGTTGCTACAAATCTTTGGTTACAATAACCATAAGTTTCCCAAATACATTCACAGCATCCTGCGGAAGTTATTTCTGGTGGTATTTCGGAGCACTCTTCACAACTACCATTTCCTCGGAAATCTCCACTGATACCTAAACACTCTGCTTGTGTCAACTGACTGCAATTTCTATAACCATAATCATAGTAAGATGTGATCGTTGGACAACATGTTCCAGTGTCTTGAAGAGGGCAGCAAACCCATTGTGCATCTTCTCCACAAAACTCTGGATCATATGAAGGAGAACCTTGTATATCACTGCAAAGAGGATATACAAGTTCTCCGTTTATGGTTCTGCATGTGAGAGTTCCATCATCTGGACTTCCAGCACAGCATGGTTGCATAGCCGTATAATCATCAAACTGACCAGATGCTAGTCCACAGCAGAAGTTACAAACCGTGTCAATTACTACACTTGCTCCATTACAATATGCAACAGAAGGTTCTCCTGAAGGATAGTCACCGCATTCACCTCCAGGCACATTACATGGATTGGAAGGATCAACCCAGTCTGGCTGACACCATTGACATAAACCAAAATCACCCTGATTGGTTGAACTCGGAGCACCTCCACACGGATAGCAGCAGGGATCTGGAATTGCTTGATCGCAAGGACTCGAATCATTACAGAAACAAGGAAGATCGTTGAAGTTCCTCGCTATGTTTTCAGTTTCACCGTTAACGCCACACGATTGCTCTTCTGGTTTATGAGATTCGCTAGAATATGTTTCTATGAATTCATGCTTCTTCACACCATAACCAGAACCTTTCGGTCCATTAAATATTTCTGTTATGTTGTATGCAAGAACTGTTGTTGGCTTATAATTCTCACCTTCACCTGTCATCCCCTTCGCTGCAATTAAGAAAGGTGATACCGGGAAAGAAGTGCTTAGAATTCTTTCTTGCTCTACTGTCGCATCATTAGTCCAGAGTTCAATAGGAGCAACTCTATAATTCCAGTAGTAAGAGTCTTCTGGTTTATCGTAATGAACAATCATACCAAGTCCGACTTCTTCCCTCTCTACGACTGGTTGATCTTCACAGCAGATTGAATACTTATAAACATTCCACTTCTCTTTTAGCATTCTACTAAGAGCGTATTGAAGTCTTGCTTCTTGTGTTGGTAGGAAG